ACACAAGTTTTTAGTGGTAGTAAACCTGAGACATCTAACTATATTGATTTGAAGGGTAACTACAAATCTAAGTATTTGACATTTAGAGACAAACTAAAAAACGATAAATGGATAAAGAAGTTCTCAAAAATAAATCATGTGGAGAACATGGATTTTGAGGATGTTATTAAAAAATACGATGGGAAGGGTACGTACTTTTATTTGGACCCACCGTATTGGAAAACAGAAAACTATTATTCTAATCACGATTTTGATAGAAAAGACCATGAAAGGCTTGCTCAGGTATTAAAAAAAATAGAAGGTAAATTCTCTTTATCTTATTATGATTTTGAATTGTTGAGTGAGTGGTTTCCCAAAGATGAGTACAATTGGCACGATAAGGATTTCTTGAAAGCGGCTGCCGCCAAGAAAGGTGTTACACAAAATACCAGTAAAGAAATCCTTATTTTGAATTATGTTTTGTGATAAAAATATATTTATAAGTATAGGTTGAAAAACATTTCATAAATGGTTTTTTATTAAAAGTAAGTGAGTAATGAATAATGTTGATGTAAAGATTTATGTTGCTCAGATAAAGACGTTTTTTAACGAAAACCCTGATGAGCTAAAAAAAATATTGGGTAAGGCATCATCAGAAGATTTTTTTGATGCTGTTGAAAAGGTCGCATTGGAAAACTATATTAATGGAGATGATATACCTTTAACACAAGGTCAATTGATAGAATTAATTGTTGATTTAAATAAGTTTGAGACCAAGAAGATAACAACGACCGTAATGGCACCTTATACCACATTTAAGTACGGGAAAATCTATTTAAATTAAAAAATGGAAAAAATACATTACATCAACAGAGGTAATAGTTTTTATATTGAATCTTACCTACCCTACTGTAATATACATAGTTTTGATAGCAACTTTAATTTTAAATTCAATATAACGGACAAAAAACCATTTTTTGAATTACAGTACACTAAAAATATAACCGAAGATGAGGTTAAAAAATATTATAAGGATAAGTTAAATAAAGTAGTAATTACTGAAGAGATTATAAAAGTTGTAGAGTTAGATGATAAGATTAGTTTAAGATACCACCATGTAGAAAAGGTAAGACCTGTAGGGTCACACTTTGTTAGTTACAAAAAAACCACAAAATTTATAACGATTAATACCAAAACCAAGAACATCTATTTTGGTGACATAAAAAAATTCAATAAAAAAGTTATAGAAAAAAAAATATATAGTAACGCTTTTTATTTAACACCTTTTTCTGAACTTAAATTCAAAATTGTTAGATCACCAATATTCAATAATTTAGACAAATCTAAAACTAAAATAGGACTAGAGGACAAATACCTTGTAGGTAATAATATTTTTAATAGTACAATGATTACTTTTTCTGATTTAATCTACAATAAAACCAATTTTAGAATCAATAAATTATCTGGTTTTATTGAGGGAGATTTATTTAAATTATATTTGAATTTAAATAATATTTCATATCCTAATACTTTTTTACAGTATATGATTATAAAGATGAATAAAAAGGATTTGATTAAACATAAAAATTTGGTCACCTACTTTATGCATAAAAATAATTTAAAAGGTAAAAAAGTAAGACATATACTGAATCACCAACGAGATATGGACTTCAATCTGATATTGAATGTTTATCATAATTTGGGTGTCGATTACTTTAATAATGTAAGAAATAGTTTTTTTATGATAGACCACATCATCAACGGATATCATCCTTGGAACAATTATTTTATATCAGATAACATTCAAAAATTTAATTTGACCAATAATGATAAAAAAATGATAGTCAATTTGATTAACTCCGATTCAGAAATTAATTGGGGTTTAATCAAAGACCATTTAAATATTATTAATGAACTACGTACTTTTAATGAACATATAAATATAAACTTTAAAAGTAGGGAAGAGTTTAACGAAGAACACTACAGAATATCTGAGTTGTTAAACAAATATAAAGAAGGTGAGATTAACAGAATTTATTGTGAAGATTTTATAAATGATATCGAAAGAGAAATCACAATGAATGGTGTAACCTATTATCCAAAAGTTCTTTTGAATACTTTTCAGTATATGGAAGAATCTAGAGTACAATCTAATTGTGTTAAAACATATATAGAAAAAGCAGAATCTTTAATTATTTCTTTGAGGTTAGGGTCTCCGTATTCAACAAAAAGAGCGACTATCGAATATAATATAAATAAGTACGGTTTGTTGAGAGTTCAAACTAGAGGGGTGTTCAACCAGTTGGTGGATGAAGTATGGGAAGAATACATCAGTATTTTGGATAACAGGATATCATTATATAAACCTGAAGTTAATTTTAAATTACCGAGCATGACAAAAAAATTCTCAAACGGTAAGATAATTGAAAAACAATCCTGTTTCTATGATAAGAATGATTTACAATCAATATCATTAACATGGGTTGGTGATTTCAGATTAGAAGAAATTGATGAATACCTGTTTGACAATTAAGAAATATTTTCTATATTTGTATCAGTAAAAAACCCTTTAAAAAATTATTAAAATGGCAAGACTCGCTGGTGGTTATGAAAAGAAAGCAAAAACTTCTCGACCGGACATTCATTCTAAAAGTAAATCATCTAAACACAAGAAGTCTAAAAACTATCATAAAGAGTATAGAGGACAGGGTAGGTAATGTATGAAAATTTAAATAAAGGTAAAAAAACCGAGAAAATTCCCGAAGATATAATAAAAATTTCAAGGGAAATACTCGGTTTTTTTCCTTCTATTATTGAGACTGATTTCTATACTATAGACCTTTTAAATAATGTATTAAAAACGAATAAAATAGTATGGTCTGAGAAATATTTTAATGGTGTAAATACTATTTATAATAAAGGATTAATAAAACTGGAAAGTAATATATTAATCTATTTTAAAAAGAGAGAAGACGAAAACTCGTATAAATTCTTCTGTTTATTACATGAAGAATCTACCGATAGTATTGTATTCTACTTTAATCAACATAATAAATACAAAACAATAACATGAAAATTAGTTCTGAAGAGGTAAGAAAAAAGATTAACGATGGTGATACATTTATCGTAGATTTTTATGCGGACTGGTGTGGTCCATGTAGGATGTTAAGTCCAATTATTGAAAACGTGTCTAAAAAATTAGAGGAAGAAGGGCACAAAGTAAAAGTTTATAAATTTAATATTGAGGAAGATAGAGACTTGGCAGTTGAGTTAGGTGTAAGATCTATACCAAACATAAAAGGTTTTGTGGGTGGTAAAATGACATCTAACAAGGTTGGAATGCTCAGTGAAGACCAATTAATCGAAATGGCAAATCAACTAATACTATGAGAAAAGTTCTTGTATATACAATGAAAAATTGTCCCTACTGTATTAATATAAAGAAAATGCTTAGGGAGAATAACATAGAATTTTCTGAAAGGGATATAGAAGTGTACCAAGAAGAATATTCAAAATTCGTTAAAAAAACAAAAAACGATTATCTACCAGCATTCACGTTATTGGAAATGAATGAAGAAAAGAAAGAAATTACTGACATGAAGTTCCTTCTACCCAACGACTCATTCAAAGATATAACTGAGGCTGTCGATAAAGTTAAGAGCTTTTTATCAGAATAAAATCATTTCACCTGATTTATCATATATCATCCAACTTTTAGTTGATGATTTTATATCGTTAAAAAAGTTAATATTTTTTAGATTATAATTTTTAACTATATCATTTATATTGAAATTAAATAAATCCAATATCATTGACTTGATATTGGATTTTTTATATAAAGAACTTTCTGAGTGTATATTAAAATCAAATGAGTCGTAATCTAATTTTGACAAGTTGTTTTTATTAATTATCATTTTTAGTTGTATATCATCACATATACCACTTCTTAATATATTTTCTGATATGTACCTTAAAAACCACGAGTATATCTTATATTCGTTTAAAGAATTACCAAAAAATGGATCAGAAGTATATACCTTATCACTTCCTGTAGTATTGTAAAAATTATCACCTAAAATTAATTTTTCATTGTTTGACAATATCTTACCTGTTAACTGACATAGACTTACGTACCCTTGATTTGACAATCTATATTCGTTTAGTAATAACTCTGAATACTTCTGGGTGAACTTATTTGTAACATTAGTGTACTCAACTATGAGATATTCATTATTTTGTATTTTACCATATACAATATCATCTATGATATGGGAATTTAATTGAAGATTAAAATTATTTTTGAGATAATTTTTTATTATAGTAGAGATATCAATAGGATGTAATATATTTGTAAATCCTTTAACAATAATTAGGTTACCACTTATTATCGTTATGATTTCAGTATAATTTTTAGGAGATATCGATTCTATATGATATACTATGTAGTTTGATATTAAATTACATAACGAGTCTCCGTATAACAGTGTATATAAAGTAATGTTATTCATTTTTTTTCAAAAAAATAAATAAAAAAAAATACAATATAAATAAAAAAAAGGAGGAATAACCCTCCTTTTTATTTAATTAAATGATTTACAATCAGTCTTTTTTCTTTTCGTAGTACTTATCAACAGTTTTTTTAACTTCTTCTTGAACCTGTTTTGTCGCGGTGGAAACAGTATTAGAAGAACTAGTTGAATTTACTTTTTTATTTTTACAACCACAGCCCATGATTTTTAATTTTTAATATAGTTTATTTTAATAATAAATATTATACCTCTACTGATTATTTTAATTAAATAGTTAGTTTTGTAAAGTTTTTAAGTGAAAAAAATAAATATTATATCTATGTGAACTTTTAGTATTTACGCGCTTTACAGATTTATAAAATTATTTATTTTTTATTAATAATACTATTAATAATGAGATTAACATTAGATTGGATATTAAAAGAACCGATAGATAGAGAATATAAAGAATATGTCTTGTTAGATTATATTTCTAAGATTGAGAATGACATTGACAACTTTATTATCTACCCAACCTTACAGGAACTTTCCTTACACTTAGCTAATTCAAATTCTATAAAAGAAAATTTAACATATATTGATTTAAAAAGAGAACCTGAAGAGATTGACGATGAGATACTTGTTAGCGATTTAGAGTTTAAGAATATAACCATTAGTGATAAAAATGATGGCAAAGAGATTGTAAAAATCGCTAAAATGACCCATGATACACTAAAGGATTTTTTTTTAATTACTAAATCAATATGGTCGATTATTTTTGAATCTATATTAATTGAATTAGATGAAGATTCCGCTCAAATAACTGAAAAAAATTACAAAAACGGTATTATAACTTTTAAATATAAAGACGAGTATTATGTTTATGAGTATAAAATTAAAAAGTTGGACAGGACTTCAAACGAAGAGAAATGTATGTTTAAATTAAAACACAAAACATTAGAACCTGTAAGAAAACCAAAAAACAAAGTAATTTTTAAAGCTCAACTCACACAAAATTTTCCATTAGAGGGTTCACTACTATCAATAGTAAAAAGGAAGATTATCAACTATATTAGACAAACAATCAATATTAGTAAGATTAAACAATCTCAGAATGAAAAGAGAGAAAAGATATCCTGATAATATTGTTTGGGATGAAGAAACTCAAAGGTTTAATTCTTTTCTTTTACCATATGGAACAAATTTATCCGCACCAAAAATAGAAATTACGGATATTAATAGTTTTAAAGAGAAGGGTATTAATAAAATACAAAAAATATTTGACACCCAACTTGAAGAATTAAATAAAAATTACTATAATTTAATAGAAGATATTAGATTGAATGAAATGGTATACAATTCAAAATATTCATTTGAACCTTTAATTGGACACACATATCATTTATATAGAGGTAAAGATGGTAACAACTTTTTATCTTTAATATCACCGTTAGAATGGAATAAGGAGTATATTTTATCAGTTAAATTAAATTCAGAACACAAATGGGTTTCAACAAAAGATTTGTAAAAAAAGAAGATATTATATCTTCAGACGAGGATAGAATTAAAATGCTTTTCAATGCGGACGCATTGATATTCGTCGACGAATGGTCAAGTAAATATTACAGATATTACTTGGAAGGTCATAAACGAGATGAAATAATAAAAAAAATAACTTAATTATGAAAACTATTCAAAAAAGAGACCAAATTAAAAGAGTTAGTGATTCAGATGCTGAGTTTTTGGTTAAAAACCAAGGGTGGAAATACTGTTCAAAATCTGCGTGGAAAGAGGGTTTAACTACTGAAGTTAAGGTCAACAATGAACCTCTTATGTTAGATGATGTGACAGACAACCTTTCAGATAAGAAAAAAAGAAAGGTAAGAAAAGAAAATAAAAGAAAAAAATACGAATCAAAATAATGTTAAAGTTTTTCAAACAAAATAGATTGAGAAAGCTTAAGAAGCAATACTCAAATTTAATTCATCAAGCTCAACAACAAAGTCAAATAGACAGAAAAAAATCTGATGAGTATTTTGTTAAAGCTAAAGAAATTGAAGATAAAATTTTACAGTTGAAACAAATTGATGAGTAATTCAAAAGAAAAAGTAAATCATCCTGATCACTATGGTGGTAAAGACAATCCATATGAGGTGGTAAAAGTCGCGGAAGCATGGGGATTAGATAAAGATGCCTACCTATTCAATGTGCTCAAATATATAGGTAGAACAGGTAAAAAAGATGAAAATCCACCAATACAAGACTTAAAAAAGGCATTGTGGTATTTGGATCGTAGAATAAAAAATTTAGAAGAAAATCATAGTTGATAAAATGGATAATTTCATAAATAAAGTGATTAATGCGGATTCTGTTGAGTTTATGAAAACACAAATGGAAGAAAACTCGATAGACCTAATTGTTACTAGTCCTCCTTATGGGGTTGGAATTAACTATGATAGTTGGGATGATGACACTCTTTTTGAAGAGTATAAAGTATTCTCTAAAGAATGGTTGACCCAAGCGTATAGGGTACTAAAAGATGATGGTAGAATTGCCATGAATATACCTTATGAAATCAATAGACAAGATAAGGGAGGTAGAATATTTTTTAGTTCTGAGATGTGGTCGATAATGAAAGATGTGGGGTTTAAATTCTTTGGTATTGTCGATTTACAGGAATCCTCACCGCACAGATCAAAGACCACAGCTTGGGGTTCTTGGATGAGTCCGTCATCACCATATATTTATAATCCAAAAGAATGTGTTATTTTGGCATATAAAAAACTTCATAAAAAACAAACAAAAGGTACACCACAATGGGTAGGTAAAAAAGATTTTGTTTTTGACAAGAAAAAGAATATGGATGTTAATAAAATGGTGTACGACGAAAAAGATAAAAAAGATTTTATAAATCTGGTTTATGGTCAGTGGGATTATTTTGCTGACACACAACAAAAAACCAAAGCAACATTTTCGTTGGACATACCATATAGAGCCATAAAAATACTATCATATAAAGAGGATATTATTTATGACCCATTCAACGGTAGTGGAACCACTTGTTTAGCTGCTGAGATGTTAGGTAGAAAATGGATAGGTACTGACATATCTAAAAATTATTGTGAAGTAGCTAAAGAAAGAATAAACGAATATATCCTTAAAAGAACACAAGGTGAAATCGTTTACGATGAAATAGTTAAATAAAAAATATGAGAATTCAATATTATGATGATACCAACAGATTAATTAAAAATTCTGTTGAAGAATATGGTGTAAAGCTCACCAAAAATGGTTTAATGTATTTTAATACTGGTAAATTTACAGGTAGGTCACCGAACGATAGATACTTTGTATCATGTGATTATACAGATAAAGTGGTGGATTTCTCAAGAGAGATAAACCAACGAATATCACAAAAAACATATGATGGATTAAAAAAAGAAATCAAAGATTCTTTTCTTGGAGTAAAGAAATTTGAAAGCAAAAGAATATTAGGTTATTCTACCAGTCATATGGTTTCCTTTAAGTTAGAATCAACACAACCACAATATGTGTTATTCTTTAATAATATGACAATTGATATTGTCCAACTTGTTACAACACATTCCAAGTGTTTCGATAAGTGGGAAATATTACATAATCCTGACTTGGTTGTTCAAAACAAATATCAAGATTTAAAAAATAATAATTTTGTTATCATAAATTTTAGTGATAAAAAAATATTAATAGGGGGTACAGGTTATACAGGTGAAATTAAGAAAAGTATGTTCACCGTTATGAATACATTATTGGTTGATAGAAATGTATTACCAATGCATTGTTCGGCAAATGCAAATTCAAAAAATGGAAAAGGAGTAAATCTCTTTTTTGGTTTATCGGGCACAGGAAAAACTACTCTTTCTTCAGACCCAAATAAATATTTTATCGGTGATGATGAACATGGATGGGATGGAAACTCTGTGTTCAATATGGAAGGTGGATGTTATGCAAAACTAATTGATTTGGCAGAAAAAAATGAACCTGTTATATGGAATGCAATACATAATTTTAATGTTGATAACAATACTTCATTATTAGAAAATGTTGTGGTTAATGAAAATAATTATGTAGATTTTACAAATGCATCCATAACAGAAAACATCAGAGTTTCATACCCTATAGAACAAATTGATAAAAATAAAAGAGTTTCACAAACAGGTAAAGGAGATGGTGTTGAAAACATATTCTTCTTATCTTTTGATGCTTATGGAGTATTACCTCCAATATCTTTACTAAATGAAGAACAAGCAGTTCAGTATTTTAAGTTAGGTTATACATCAAAAGTTGCAGGAACTGAAGTAGGTGTCAACGAACCCAAAACTGTATTTTCGACATGTTTTGGTTCACCATTCCTTCCTAGAAAAGTTGAAGACTATACAAATTTATTTAAAACCAGATTAAACGAAAATCCTGAAGTAAAAGTTTGGTTAATCAATACAGGTTTTGATAAAAATTATAAAAGATTTTCACTAACACAAACTCGTGGTGTAATAAACGGTGTCATCGATAAAGATTACGATGATGAATATATTGAATACAATGGTTTAAAAATACCAAAAATAATTTCCGAGTATAATATGGAAGAGGTTTTTGAAAAACCTGATGACACAAGACAAAAAGAATTTTTCACAATGATAAAAAACTCCTTATAATGAGGGGTTTTTTTATTTATTAGGTATTTATATTAAAACCATAATTGTATGAGGGAGTTTAAAATTATTAATTCAGAAAAAGAAAGAATTTTACATCTTCATAAGACTGCAACCAAAAATTATTATTTATTCGAGCAGGTGAGAACTGATGGTTCTAATATGAAAGTTAGTCAAGCTTTTTGGGACCACATAAAGGAATATGAAGGAGACCCAAAAAATAGAGTAGGAGGAGTTAAAGAACCAATGTACACGGCTTATAGAGACAGTATAGGAATATGGACTATTGGGTATGGACATACATCAATATCTGGTGACCCTATAGTAAAACCTGGAATGAAAATCACTAAACAAAGTGCTTTAAAAATTTTATATAATGACGCATTAATTGCCGCGGATTGTGTCAGAAGAATTTTTAGTCAATGGAATGAAAAAGGAATAAAATATAAAGTAACACAAGGACAGTTTGATGCATTAGTTTCTTTAGTTTTTAATAGTGGATGCGACTCAGTTAGAATGTCTGACTTTATACAAGACTATAAAAATGGTAAAATTCAATCTGCGGCTAAAAAAATTGAAAATTATAAACTTGAAGGTGGTGTTGACAGAAGAAAAAAAGAAGCATTATTATTTTTACAAAAATGAAAAATTTAATTAAAGAATCGGGAATAAGAAACATAAAGGATTTAGCAAATAGATATCCTAAGGCTAAGATATATTTTCATCAAGATTTAGACGGAGTTACTACCGCTATTGCTATGAAAAATTACCTTGAAAATAATGGTATAAAAGTCGTTGATGTTGAGATTATTCAATACGGAGACAAAGAGTTTTCAATTAAAAAAACTGAAGCAAGTGGTGACATAATGCCGGTTTTGGTTGATTTTGCACATGGAAAACCAATGTTTGTTATTCATACAGATCACCATGATAGTCAAAAAGGGGTTGAAAAAGATACTTCAGTGTCATTTAGACCATCAAGATCTAATGTCGCGACAATATCACAGATTGTTTCACCAAAAGAATTATTTCCATATGATGATATATCGTTAATATCCACAGTAGATTCTGCGGACTTTGCACGATTTAATTTATCACCCGATGATATTATGAATTTTATTTTTAAACTCTCCAAAGACGAGGGATTACAAAAAAATAAAATGGTTCTTGGTTTTGTAACGAATAAATTATTATTGGCTTATAAAAATAAGCCTGGATTTTTGGAAAGTTTGGTGATGGAATCCTCACCATCTTTATTAAACATTTTTCAAAATATAATAAGAATTGCAAAGAAAAATAATTATGCCAGTCCCGAAGAGATGGCGTCGAATCAAGAAAAATACATTAAAAGTCAGAAAGAAAGTCCCAAGGTCCAAAATATTGATGGAATCATTGTACAATATGGTGGTGGTAGCATGTTTAAACCAGGGAGTTATGATAGATATACACCATTTAAAAACAATCCCGAAGCAGACTTTTTGGTTATCGCTTGGCCTATGGGATTGGTCCAAGCAAGTTGTAACCCATTTAAAAAAGAAAGGGAACTCAAAGGTGTTAACCTTGGAGAAATATCTCAAGAAGTATTATCAAAATGGGAGGGACAATTGAAAGAAAAAATTATACCATTATCAACGATAAAATGGGTTTCTGAAACAGGTATAAAAGAAGGTTCTGTTGGTTTTACAAAAAAAGATTTGGATGCATTTTATGGTGATAAATTAAAAAGTATTGAGGGTGGTGAAAGATATTTGGATAGGTTAAAAGAAATAATGGATAAACCATATTCATCATTAGACGATAGTGAGTGGAATATTTTAGACAATATTGGTGTTCCGGCTTGGGATATAATTCAAGCAAATTCTGGTGGACACAAATGTATTACGAATATTTCAGCATTAAATTATTTCGGAAGAGGTAAAAGACCACCTTCAGGTCAGTATAGATATGATTCTGAAAGAGAAGATTCACCTATGGTTAAATTTGTAAAAATGATTCAAAACAGATTTGTTGAAGTTTTAAAACAAAAAATTGATGAGAGTAAACAAATTAAAGAGTCTGCTAGTAAATTAAGAAGTAACCTACCTGTAGGTGTTGTTGAAAAAGGAAGAGAGATTGATAGTGGTGGGGAAATATCAACGGAGTTGGCGGATATCGCGATTGAATTATTTAATGAATTAACATCTAAAGGGATTAAAGGAATAAGAATAACTTCAGGAAATGATAGTTATCATCAAAAAATAACATCATATAGAAGTAAACATGCAGACGGAAAGGCTTTAGACTTTACAGTCCCGAATTATAGTTCACAGAGAGGTACAGTGATTGAAGTTTTAAATAATTTAAAATCAAAATACCCACAATTAAATTATATTGATGAATATGCAAATCCAAGTGGTAAATCAACAGGTGGACACTTTCATCTTCAGTTAGGTGGTAAAAGTACTAATTATAGTAAAAATTATAGTAGTGATAATGTATCTAATCCTATTACTACATCGGATAACACTAAATCAGGTGAAATATTAACTAGAGTTGGTAGTTTAATGAATAAAGCTGCGACTATGGGACTTAAAGAAGAGAAGGCTGAATTAGTTGAACCAAATAGAGAAGATTTTTTTAAGGAATTAGAAGATTTTGATGGGTTAATTACACAATCTGACCAAAAAAATATTGAATACACTAAAATAGTTGAAACCTTTCAAATTGCATTAGAGTTATTAGGTTATAGATTACCTACTTTTGGTGTTGATGGAAAGTTTGGTAAAGAAACTGCGTCTGCTTTAAATAAATTTAAAAAAGATAATAATATTGAAGTTGGCGAGGACAAAGCAGTCTTCGATGAAGAGACATCAAAAAAGATGGTGATCGCTTTAGAAGATAAAGGGATAAGTGATGAAGATATTAGTAATTATGTTTTACCTAGAAAGGAATTTACATCTGTTGACGGTACAATAAAACATAATTATACAGGTGAAAAGGCAAGGAATATAGAATTACTTATTGATACAATGAATGAGATGGGTATAGATGATGCTGCATCTCAGGTTGGTATATTATCTGTTATTGGAAAAGAATCTGGGTTCTTGTTACAGAAGGAGACGGGATATCAAAACACAAGTAATTCTAGAATAAGATCTATTTTTTCTAAAACATCTAACTTAAGTGATTCAGAATTAGATTCATTAAAATCTGATTATGATAAATTCTTTAATTTTGTATATGGAGGTATACTCGGAAACGACACAAAAAATGATGGTTCAAAATATGTCGGAAGAGGATTTAATGGTATAACAGGTAAGGCTAATTATAGAAAATATGGTGAAAAGGTTGGTATGGATTTAGTTAGTAACCCTGAACTACTTTTAGACCCAAAATTATCTGCGAAAGCTGCCATTTTGTTTTTAACAAAAGGTGAGAAAAAAGATTTCAAAGACGCATATGATGCTTCGTTACATTATACAGATGTAAATGCTGGGGGTAGAGTTAGCAGATGGAACAGAGAAAATTCATTAAAAGTATTGGATAATTTTGATATTGTTTAAAACATTGAAAATTTAACAATATCGCCTTCACTAATACCCGATGTTTTACAAGTTCCACCAAGAACTTCTAAAACTTTATTACCTTTACCTGAATAAGATTCACATTCATATTCATCTTCACATGGAATACAATTGTGATGAATCTTTGATATTACATCGTCTTTAATCATTATAATATCCAAAGGTATTATACAATTATACATCCAAAACTTTTGATTTTTTATCTCAGGAAACAAAAATAACATACCATTAAAACTATCATCAAACATTTTTTTAGACATCCCATCAATTATTGATTTGGGTGTTGTACATAGTTTGACTTTAAATATGTTATCCTGTATAATTACTTTCATATATATAAATATGTTATTATGAAGAAGTACGCAGGTATTATTGTCAGATGTAACAATAAAGTTTTATTGTGTAAAAGAAATTCTGAGTCGTCATTACCTGGACAATGGTCTTGTCCTGCAGGTAGTGTCGAAAAAGATGAAGATATTGAACTTGCAGCAAAACGAGAATTTTTTGAAGAAACAAATTTTACAATTGATGGTGAATTACAACACGCCGCAATTATAAAAAGGTACAATAGAGATGGGACAATTCTAAAAGGACAAATGCATTGTTTTATATATGACTCTGAAGAAGAAATATACCCAGATTTGGAAAACGCGAAAGATGGTGACGAACATACAGAATGTGGGTATTTTTCAAAAGAAGATTTACCTGAACCAATGACAGAACAATTTAATAAATTGTTAAAATTAATTTTAAATGATTAATCAAATAGAGTTTAATGGGTGTTTAATTACTATAAATGATGATGAATCTGTAAAGATAGAAAACATATCTATTGAAAAGTGTAGAATTTCTTTTTTTAATCCCGACAAAAAGTTTTGGGGATTTAATGAGATGAATTTTACTCAAGGTATGTGGGTTTCTACGAGTCCAAAAAAGTGGATTTTTGATTCTGTAAATGATATATTACACATAATCATATCTTTAGAAGATAAAAGATATATTATGGAGTATAGTTTTTCTAAAAATTTATTTAAAGATATTTCGGATCCATACCATAATTTTATCAATTATGAAGAAATAAAAAAAGATATCAGTATATTAATACCTGCATATGATGTGGTTGACTATATTGATGAAACCTTAAACATGTTTTATCAAATAGGTGAAAAATATCCATATTTAAACATTAAGATATTAATAGGTGTAGATGGTTGTGAAAAAACATTTAAACACATATCAAAGAAGGTGTATCCTGAAAATACAACAGTATTATTATCTGAAAAGAATTATGGAGAACCTATAATGAAAAACAATTTAGTACATTATTGTGAAACAGAAAAATTTATTATATTCGATTCCGACGATATACCAAAAGAAAATTTTGTTAATTATATTTGGGATAAACTAGAAAAATGTGATACTGTACACTATAGGTCAATTAATTTTATTGATAAAGTTCAAACTATTCATGATGATAATTTAGAAATATCAGGTAGTGTATGGGGAGGCACATTTGGATCTAAAAAATCTATTTTTTTAAGTATGAATGGTTTTTATCCTTGGAGAGTACAATCTGACGATGAATTTCTACATAGAATTATAGGTAAAATAGATTCAAATAAACGATGTGTTTGTGAAGAACCTATGTTTTATTATAGAATAAGAAGTAATAGTTCTTCTAGAGACAAACAAACAAATAAAAATTCATTTCTTAGAAAATGTTATATAGATTTAATGACTGAAAAAAATGTAAATAAGACATTTGAAAACCCAAATAGATTTTATTATAAAAAATTAATTTATATTCAGTGACTTTTCATGAACATCGATATATTTATATATCACAAAGAAAAAAAATTTAAAAAAATACTTGACATTTAAGTTTGTTATGTATAAATTTGTAAAACATTCTTTGAAATACTGAATAACGAAAGTTCATCTTTTACCAACATAGTTAAAGATTAATCCCCTTTTTTCTTTGATGGAGATGAACTAATAGTTATCGGCGGTTTAGCGTCGTTAGATAACCCTGGTGACAGGACTAAAGGGACAGAATTGGATTTAGCAATCCTTGGATGTTCGCAGTCGTAAGATTGACAACTAAACAAAGTATCTACAATTATAACCCCAAGGGCAACTGCTGAGGGGTTTTAATTCACCTGATTAAGTGGAAAATCGGGTGTGAGGTGGAGACACCAATAGGAGAAGATACAGGTGACGGTTCGACACATCCTGCCAGATGTCGTAGAGCTGGGTACCAGTTTGAGGGGTTACCTCAGGGACAGACGAAAGTTTGGAACCTACCGTAATCCTGAAAAACCGTAGGCGGGCAGGCTTACAGAGAGGTGTGAAGCATTCTGTGCTCAAAAGGTATGGAACTTCTCCCGAAGCACATCTTTCATAAATCCACATTTGCTAATTTTTAATTAAACAATTAAAAAAAGCGAAAGTCTTCGGGCGTTGATGACGAAAGGTGTCTAACACTATGGACTTTTTGTCAACGTAGTCATCCTTTGAACCGCAAGTTCTCGGATGTTGATTGTGAAACAACTCGTGGGTTGGCC